TTGCTTCTTAGAATTTCAACACTTTCTTTACAGCCATGTAAAGTAGGTTCATCTACTACAGTCTTGTCAAGACTTGATTTAAGAAAAGTAAAGTAATCTTTGTGTTCCTCAGTCAGAATCTTAGCAAGTCTTTGCTCATCTGTCTTTAAGGATTGGTGTAAGTTAATTGTGAGTAGTTGTGTGAGTATCTCAGTAGAGTAATCATCCAAATTTAAAGAATCATTTCCAACTGTGCAATGGTATTTGAAAATATTATCAATAATTGTTTTGTTGTTACCACTTGGTAACTTACCAGGTAGTAACATAAATTGATCATCAAATGTATGTGGATCAAGTAATAAACAGTGTAGGACACGCCCTGTTACCAGGTGCGCATCCGTACTGTCCTCTCTTTGATTTAAAACATAATGACTGTAGAACATTCTAGGTGAGAACAATAGCTTATTAATGCTACTGTAGCTAAAATAGAACTTCTTGTTGTAAAATTGTGTTAGTTCATCAGAACCAGTCAATGTCAGTGGACTCATTAGTTTGTGTTATTTGATTGTTATTTGATACGGGTTCTGTTTCTATAATGATCTCATCTGGTGGAGCTGGAAGTTCATTTGATTCTTCTTCAAGCAATGAAATCATCTCTCCTATCTTTTTATCTTCTTCTTCAGTAAAGATAGGTTCTATCTCATCAATGATCTCTCCTATGAATTCATTTAATACATCATCTTCTGAACCAGATACTCTTTCTTCTTCATCAAACTCAATAGGCAATTCCGGTCCAACATAGTCATCTTGTACACTATAAGTATAGTTTGTGCCTAACTGAGCAATGTACTGTGGATCAACAGAAATAGTTTTTACTGTGTAATATTTGCTATCACCATAGTTTACAATATCACTATGTAAATACTCCATAACAATTTCTACTTTATCCGGAGTAAACTGATCTTTATTCATCAAACTCTTAGTAACATCATCAATGTTAGTCTGTAGACTTCTCATGTCTTTACCTAAATAACTTACAAGAGACTTGAAGTTAACATGGCTTTTAGTATGAGTATCCATTATTCTACTAGAGTAGTAATAGAATAAGAGCTCAAGATAAATTAAACTATCAGTATACTTTGAATTAGCCATGATTTCCATAGCAAGTACATGATTATCTTTGTCTGAACTATTAAACATCTCACGAATATGCTCAAACATATCACGGTCAATTACTGCAGCCTCTTCACCATTCAAGATATCAATCACACTTGACTCATCATATATCTTAACAGATTGTAATCTTAAGAACTCTTCTTTATAATCATCCTCAATATATACAATTCTCTCACTATATCTATAAACATTAGCATTTGGTACAGTAGCAACTATACAATTCATGATACTCCAGTGAACACCAATATAGTCTTTCTCATAAAACTCAAGAGCAGTATCAATTGTATCTCTAGTGTGTCTATCTAATCTATAATCTACTGCTTCTATAAAAGCAAGAAAATCTTTTACATCTGTTTTATAGGCCCACATGTTTGTAGTCATAGAATGAACACTCTTGGAACAACCAAAGAAAACATTAGCCTGTTCAGGATCTCTTACTGTTTTGATGCCATACTCAAGAGATACATTCTTAAACTTAACTCTTGGTACACTTACTTGAGGTAAGAAATAAATCTTATCTCCCTTCTGCGGAACATAAGGTTCTTTAACAATGTTTAATAAGTCATTGCCATCTGCATTAAAGTCACCTAGATAACTATCTATATCAAAAGTAATCTCATCATTACTATTGCTTTCAAAGTGAGTTTCTAAGTCTCCACTTTTTATAATTAAAATATTTTTGTCCATTTCTAATAGTTTAAAAAGGGGAGTGTTACCTCCCCATAATTATTACTTAACTGCCATTTTAACAACCTGATTATTCATCATCAGCTTAGAAAACTTATTTTTATTTCCATTTACAATTTCCTTGATCATGAAATATCTCAAGTCATCAGTAAATGCTTTACAATCTGTAGTTAATTTAACCAAACGGTCAATCATTGGATCTGTAACTGTTTTAGTACTAGCATGCACTAAAGAATAATTAATTACTCTGGTAGCAATTACACTAGATAAATCTGCACGGAAGTCATTATCTTGACCTACTGCAGATACCAAACTGTTCATAACATATTGCTCATCTTTAGTCATTATATCTTCCGGACTAATAATTCTATCTAACTTGTTATTAATAAACATAGTGAACATAGAACTAAAGTCAGCACCAACAGAACCCTCACCAATCATTTGAACCATAGGTAAGTTATCCTCAAACTTAGGAATAGAACTAATAGCATTAAAGAATGTAGTTACAGATCTTGGATTAACACGTTGTGTAACAAGCTCTGGATTCATCAACATAAAGTTGATACATCTACCATCTATGTTTGCTTTCTCTGCCCACTTAGCCCACACATTTACATCATACTTTAATTCAACAGATACAAATCTAGTCTTCTGAGCTACATCTAGAGAAGTAACATTATAGTCACCATTGTCTGGATTAGTAGTCAAGATAACATGCCAGTTCTTAGGTAGCTTCCATGATACATATTCTTGTCTATCTAAGATCTCCATAGTTGCTTGCATGAATCTGTGGTCAGCACGAGTATAGTCATCCAATACTAGGAAACCACCCTCACCTTTACCTTGAATCCACTCAGGAGCTGCATGAGACATTCTCTTATCTACAATTTTGAAACCGGCTTTCTGAGCTGCAGCAATTTGTGCTTCATTAATCCATTTACTTTTACCTTCTGCATTTTCAATCTGAAATTCTTTTACAGGAAAACCTACCAAGTCACCTAATTCTTCTAACTGAGATAGATTAAGTTTTACAACTTGCATGTTCATCTCTTTACCCAACTGCATAATAGCAGAAGTTTTACCTAGACCTGCGTCACCTTCAATATTAATTGCCACAGGAACTTTTCCTTGAGCTTGAATATGCTGATTGTTTCCAACCATATGTTTAATAAAATCTTTTAATTCTTCTACGTTCAATTGTACTTGATTCATCACTTTTGTTTTTATAGTTCTAACTTGATCACCTTTCCGGGCAAACTCTCATTCATTGCTGATCTCTCTGATATAACCCAAAGGACGTTACCTTTTGGTTTTACATTTGCATCACATTCTCCATCCGTGAAATATACTAGGCTTGTATACTTCTTACTATTTTCATTATAATAATCTAGGACGGGATCAAATTCTGTCCCACCTCTTCCATGTACCTTAAGGTCATTCTTACCTCTGTAAGCTTCAATACTGCGGATACTAGTATCACACTGTATTATAGTAATGTCAACACCTGCTTTATAGATATGATGAATCTCATTCATAAACTCCATTAGCTCATCATTACTTACAGAACCTGAGGTATCAATAGCTAGTAGCATGTGTTGTCTCATCTTAATCTTAAGACCAGGATTGTCAGAGAATCTTCTATTCTCTTTTCTTCTAATCTTTTTAGTAAAGACTTTAGTACTAATTCCAGTAAATCTTCTGATATAACCACGCCAATCAAACTTAGGTGCAACTATTTCTTCAATGACAATGACCCCTTCAATTTCTCCGGGAACTGATCCTCTCTTCTTGACGGTTTGTTCTTTTGCATCTCCAAGGACTTTTTGTAATTGCTTTTCAATGAGTTTTTGTTCAGCCTCACTAAGATTCTCAAACTCGTCCCATGTACTATGATCTGGTAAACCCTCACCATCTCCTGAGTCCATTTGGTCACACAACTTATCAAACTCTGGAGAACCACTTGTACCATTCTGATCTTTCTCATCCTTTGCTTCTTTAAGTTTATCATAATAATATCTAGCACCTGCTTTTCTATCAAGATTAAGTTCAGCATAGTTATCAATCATGATACCACCCTCAGGTAGATAATCTACATCAATATACTGATTGATCTCCATGTCCATAGCAATGTTAGCCATCTTTCTATCACTGAACTTAAAGACAGTAGTAAGGTGACCAAATGCAATATGTAATAATTCATGTTTGAGTAAACCAAGTCTATGGTTCTCACTCAATCTTTCCCAGAAGTCATCATTTACCACTAACTGATAATTGATACCGTTCTTACTGACACCTGCAGTAGGTACCTTTTTACTCCATAGCTTATTCAACATAATGAGAAAGAACCCGTAATAGGGCTCTTTCAACATTAAATCTTTGGCTGTTTTACTAAGACTCTGTGCCTTGTCCATCCTTTAGTTTTATATTAATTTCAAATTTGTCAGCGGGATACCCCATCTGACCTAGGAAGCCAATCATACTATCTGTAAATAACTCCATAAAGAGTTCAATAGATTGATTACTTGCAGTGTTTACTGTCATTGCAGACAAACATGCTCCTGTACTCAACTCACTACCCCCATCTTTAGCAAATGGTTTCAGTACTTTAGCAAGATATTTATGACACTTAGGAGCTTGTTTTTCCCAAATTGCCATATTCCTCTTACCAAACTTGTATAGTACAATTAATTCTCCTGAATACTTTTTTACATCAACACCCTCAAGGGCCTGAAATGCTACTACTGAATTTTCATCATCTGTTGAACGTAGCATACTCAACAAGTTCTTTGTTTCTTCTTTGTCAAAAATCATTAGTCTTCAATTTTTAAAGTTTTAATCATCCATTGTGTAGGTGTATTTATATTATCCACCCATTCTTTTGCTGTAGGAATGTAATTGTTACAGTCCTCTTTTACATGTTGTTCTCCAACATATCTTGTGTATACCTTTCTTCCCTCAGAGTTTATAAAGAAACTTCCAAATACTTTCTCACATTCAAATATGCCTTCACTGTGGTGACGGAACATTCTGTGTTTAGAATGACCAATCCAGGCCTTAGTTTCATCAAACCATTCATGATATTTTAAGTACTCTTCTGGTTCTCCTCCCCATTTACGGGAACTAGAAATTGCATGTTGCCAAGGATGTGCCATTACTTATGCTTTAGATAATAAATCACCTTCATGAAAATAGTCTTCTGTCTCAGTAATGTAAATAGTGTTATTTACTTTATACTTACCAGATGGCACCATAATAGACATAGTACCATGACCACCTTCATTATTCCACCAATCTTCAACATCATTTAGAATAGCTTCTTCAGCAAAGTCTGATATATCAGAACAAGCACCTGAATCAAGGTCTTTTAAGTTCTCAGCTTTTTCAAGTCCATAAGTTGGTAGGTCTGAGATAGTCTCAAAAGCAGTCTCTTCATCTTTATCTAATACTTCAGTTGTATATACTACATCTTCAATTGCTCCGGAGTCTCCTCCACCTGCATAATAAATCTTAATTCCGGTCACACCACGGTCAGCCAACTGTAGTAGAAGGCCTGTTAAATCATTTTCTGTCATAACTATTTTGTTTTGTAAAAACGGCCAAGAACATTGCCGTTCAAGTATTCTTCTTTTTCAAGCACCTCATATTTAAACTGGTGCTTTACTTCTTGGTAAGTTAATTCCATAGCTGAGTAACATATCATCAAGATCTCTCTTTTGATAACAACTCCTGCTTTGTGAGCATCTTTAAGAGTTTTATTACTGCTATAATACTTCATGAAGTCAGGTCTGAGCTCCCGGGTATATTTCTTTAGTCTCTTATCTGTAGACATAGCCAAAGCTTTCTTACCCATTGGTCTCTTTATATTAGCAAAAAAGTTTTTCTTACCAATATATGCAACAGACTTACCATCTATAATAGCAGTCATAATGTAGATGAATCCAATACCACCTTGCGGGATACATGTTTCATCAAACTCTTTACTTTTATACTTCCAAGTCATAAATCTCTATCCTTAGTCTTAATTCCATATTCTCTAGTTCAAATATAGCATTCTTTCTATTTAAGTCTTCTACTTGTTCTTCAAGAAGTTCATTTTGCTCTCTAAGTGTATAATTTTCATCTTTTAACACAGCAATTTCATCATTTACATCTTCCAATTCTCTTTCAATCTTTTCTCTTAGATTATCAAATTCATCTCTTGCAGAAGATATATGATCTTCTAAATCATTCATTGATCT